GACACCTCCGGCGATTCGCTCCCCCAACATGACAGTTGGCGGTGTCTCGGCCTCCACCGTAATTATGTAGCGCTTCATTTATCCCCCAATAATGCCTTTGCGTGCTTCATTGCATTTTCTCGCGTGCGATGTATCAATCCCTTTCTGAGCATCGCTATTTCATGTTTCCCGCCGCACCATATTCCAGATAATGCGTAGGCATCGCTACCTTTAACCGCCGGATAGTAGTAGGGAAAGTGTTCCGGCGGTGCAGTTCTTTCCGGCGCGGGGTAATGGATGATGCGGCGAATGGTTTTACGTTGTCTCATGATTCTTTCCCTTTCTGCCCGTGCAAGGGGCAACCGCTGCTTATCCAGTAGCCGTGATTCTCGCCGTCGCCCATGATTCCCCTGCCGTGGGCGTTATCCATCACGGGGCAGGTGCAGCCCATTCTGATTGCGGCATCGCTGCCGGGGTTGGGTGTGGTCATGGTGTATCCTTCATAAACGTGTACCAATGTGTCAGACCTTTTCGCCCGCTTGGATGTCCAAATAATGGCTTTTGGTCAGTAAGCGCCAACACTTCTTTAATTTTTATTTGACTTTCATTCCATTTGAATATCAGGATTCCTTCCGGCTTCAATACACGGAAACATTCCACGAACCCTTTTTTTAGGCTTTCTCGCCACTGGGCATTAAGGCTCCCGTATTTTTTGCGTAGCCATGATTTCTCCCCTGCGTAAATTAAATGTGGTGGGTCAAACACAACCAGCCGGAATGTTTCATCGTCGAACGGCAAGGCGGTGAAGTCCATCACTAAGTCTGGTTTAATCTCCAGAGCGCGTCCATCACAAAGCGTATGTGATTCACTGCGCACGTCACCGAATAATGCCCGTTGGTTCTGTTTGTCAAACCACATCATTTTTGCCCCACAGCATGGGTCAAGTATGGGTTGCAATGCCATTGGTTGCCTCTAGCGCTATAAGTTCGTTCAGATACCATTTCGCTTTTTGCAGGTCTTCCGCACCGCCTTTGTCACGGTATCTGATTTGGTATTTGTCGTAATGGTTGCCACCGATTTGTGGCGGGTAGTTTTTGTTGTGGAGTTCTACGGATTTACTCCCGGAATATGGCCGCCACATGGGGATGTGGTCATCGGTGCCTCTCATTTCATAGCAACCTGCATTTGCCGCGACGCCGTCGTGTTTTGCTTTATTTCTCATGGTGTTTTCTTTTCATCGCTGTTGTCGGTAGCCGCTTACGGCGGCAAGTCGGCATCGTCAGCGCAGGGAGGTGAGCCACGTAGGAGCAGTACCTGCGCCCGATGCTGCGGCGGTTTTTTCGGACACTCGCCGCTTGTCCGTTCTTTCAACTTAGGTGTGTGAGTTATTCGATATTCATTTTTGCAATCGCAAAACCATCTTTCATGAAAGCATAATATTTTTCTCCAGTAATCGAACTTTCCATTTTTGGAGTTAGCACTAATAGTGCTTTTGTAATTTTTGTAAAATCTCTATAGGAAATCCCAAAACTGTCAGCTAGCACTTCAGTGACATCTGGAAATTCTTCTTCATTAGCTCCCGTTATGTGATAAATCAGGTCATCTAATCCTTGTATTTGTTCCATGTCTTGCTCCGGTTATGGTTTGAAGTTTTGGCAACCGTCACGATAATGGTGACGGTTGGGTTTTAATTCCCCCGTTTTCGGGGTATTTAGGTTTGCTGCCCAAGCCCCCCAAAAAAAAGAGGGGGGTGGGCGGGCTTCTAAATCCCTTAGATTCAAGGGATTTAGAAAACCGTTATCAAGGTGCTTAAAATGGGATGTCGTCGGAATCAAAGTTGTCTTGCGCAGCGGGCTGGTTTCCGCCGTCCGTCTGTCCGTAGCCATAGTTCCCGGTCTGGCTGTAGCGCGCGCTTTTTTCGGCGTCTGTTTTGCTTTTTTGTGATTTGCGTAGCATCGCCTCCATCGCGTCGTTTATGTCTTGCGCTGGCACGCCTGCGTTGTGTTCGCGGTAGCTTTTGCGCTCCAGCGTGTAAGCGGCGAACAGCTCTATTTTTGGTTTCACTTCGTGGTTGTAGTAGCTCCAGGTTTCTACGAATAGTCCTACGAAGTTTTTGCCCAGTAATTCCTGCGCGTTGATGCAGGCGGTTTGTTCGGTGTTCTTCGTCTGCGCGTTGTATTTCGGCACAGCGACGGATGTCGGGGTGAGTGTCTGCACGCCGCAGACGCCCATCAGGCTTTGCAGTAGTCGCCATGAGTATTCATTGGCGCTGCCGTCGCCTTTGAGGTGCCAGATGGTGAAGTAGCCTTTTTGGCCGTCTTTGGTGTGGACGTCAAACTCAATGCCCTGCGCCCCGGTTTTGGGTGAGGTGATAAACTCTGCGCGATCGATTTTGACGCGCTGCGCGGTGTTGCCGGGGATGTAGTTTGAGCTGGCGCTTTTTTCGGCTTCTTGTTGGTCAAAGCGGATGGTTTGGTAGTTCATGCGGCGTCTCCTTGTTGTTCAGTTTGGGCTTCGGGCTGGTCTTCGGGTTGGGTTTCGGGTTCTTTGGGTTCGCCGATGCCGTAGTATTCACAGACGGCTGCGTCCACGGCAGCAAGGTCGTTGTCGATGAGGGCATCGGCAAACATACCTGCCGGGCTTTTGGTGGTGTCGTTGCCGTTGTTCTGGGTGACGAAGCGGTATTTACCGTCGATGACTTGGGTGCGCAGCACGATGGTTACCATGCCTTCCGGGGTGATTTTGTCGTCCAGCATTTTGCCGATGGTCTTGATGCTGGTGCGCCCGCTCTCGTTTTCTTGGGTGTGCGAGAGGATGTACACGCGCTTGTCAGCGGGCAGGCTGGTGGCAACGTTGAGGATGTCCCAGGCGTTGCGGCCGATGTCGTTGAATTTGTCGTATCCCTTTTCGTGGCTGCGGCGCATGAACTCGTTTGCCATGATGTATTGGAAATCGTCGATGACGATCACCGGGGATTTGATTTTCGGCAGGGTGCGGCAGATGTGTTCGCTGTTGTCGCTGGTCATGCCCTTGAATTTCCCACGGAACGGAAGCGGCTTGCCGATGACGTTTATCAGCGCGGTTTGTTCCGGGTTGAGGTTGCGCAGGCTGTAGCTTTTGCCGCTGCCGGAATGTCCGAGGATGAAGGTAACGATTGCCATGTGGTTTACTCCTTGTTGATGTTGATGCGCCATGTAATTGACGCGGGTTTACGGTAGGCATCGAGGTCGATGTCTTTGAGCGCGGGGATGGCTTTGTAGTCCACCGCGCCCTTGCTTTCGATGCGTTTCAGGGTGATGCCGCCAACGGCGAGGCTGTCGCTGTCCGCTTCTTCCGCCAGGGCGATGAGCTGGTCTTTCACCGCCTGCTGCTGGCTTTGCAGCGCCTTGATTTGTGCGTCGAGATCGCGGTATTCCTGCGCCAGTATTTGCGGCACTTCATCGGTGGCGGCGTCCAGGTCGCGGGCAAACTGCGCCCAGCCTGCGCGGATGCGGGCAAACCAGCCGACATCGGGGAAGACGTCGGCGATGGCCATGTTTTCCGGGGTGCCGTCCGAGACGACAAACCAGCATTTTTCCGCGCCCGATACCATGATCTGCTGTTGTACTTGCGCCATGTCGTGTTCGGCCAGTTCGCCACGGGCCGCCATGTTGAAACGGCGGCGGCTGGCATCGCTGTCGCGCAGCAGTTTGTGTTCGATGATGAGCGTGCCTTCAAAGTTCACGCCGTCGAGACTGGCGGTGATGCGGTTTTCGCCTTCCATCACGCAAGGGGTAATGGGTTGTCCCGCCAAGTCTTCTAGGTGCGGCAGGATAGCTTTTTCTGCGGCGTGTCCGGCGGCGTAGATTTCGCGCTGAAAATCGCTGACGGGGGTGATGGCGCCCTGCTTTTCCCGCAAGAGTTGTGCGCGGGTTTTGTAGGGGCTGATGCCCAGCATCGCGGCGGCGTCGGATGCGCCAAAGCGGGTCTGCCGCCACAATTCCCATGCCGGGGTGTTTTGTTCGAGGCGAACAACGGTGTGGTTCATGCTTTCTTTCCTTCAATGAGTTTGTCGATGGCGGCTTCGAGTTGTTCTGGTGTTCCTTCTGACAGGATGATTTTGCGGTAGAAGTTGCTTTGGTCGGTGTATAGGTACAGGAAGCAACTCGGTTTCCCGTCGTTGCGGTAATGTAAGATACTCATGTCCAGCCACCCTTCCGGTTGATAGAAGGCTGCTTCTGTTTCCTCTGCCCGGTAGGTGATTTCGCTCTCTGCGTAGTGGTCGGCGAGGCGCTCATAAGCGCGGGTGGCGATTTCGCCATGCAGGGTCTTCAGGGCGTTCATGCTTTTCCCCTTTCGGCGATGAGTTTGTCGATAGCAATCTCAAGCTCTGCGGCAGTTTCGTCAAACACCGGTATTTCGCTCGTCCCATCCTTAACTCGTAACAACATTGCTGTTACTAATCCACGCTCCGTTTCTTCGATAACTACCCGCCAGCGCTCGTGCTTTTCGTTCGGCTTATCGACTAGAATGCGCGCTCTGTGCGCCCAGAGTTCGCAGCTGATTTGTTCGTTGCCGTACACCCCGCCGAGCTTGTCGGCAAGGCGGCGAGCGAGTTGCGCGTGTTCGGTTTCAAATAGGCTGCTCATGCTGCCTCCAAACGGGCGATGACATAGGTCTTAAACGCATCGAAGTTGTACACGGGCGCCTCGCTACCGATGGCAAAGGTCTTGCGGTCGTTGTACTGATTGAGAGTAATCATCACCACGCCGCAAGCGGTGCCGATGTACATCACCGCAAAGTTGGCGTGCCGTTCGCTGGTGATGCACGTCGCCAGCGGTGCTGCCATCTGTTCCAGCTCGCGGATGTAGTTGTCATATTCGAAGGTAATCATTTGTCGGTCTCCCAAAAGTTCTTGCAGGCGGTTCGTTCTGTTTCGTCGAGGTCAGGGCGCGCGCATTGTTCTGCCACCCATTCCCGATGCGCTGCCGTCTTCGTCACGGCGGGCGGGTTGTCCTCGCCATGCGGCAGGCAGCAGGCCAGCGCGAGGCCTGCGGCGAGGATGCTGTATTCCAGGGCGCTCATGCGGCCACCTCCAAGCTCCCCGCATCCAGCAGGGCGCTGCGGTTTTGCAGCCAGCGGCGCATCTTGCGTGCCTTGAGAGGCAGCCCCGCCATGCGGGCGATGGCGCGCCATGCGCTCGCAGGCATGGCAACGCCGTGGATGCTGTAGCCACCAATGCGGCGGCCGCGTTGGTCGAAGTAAAACTCAACCTCGCGCGCTCTGCCGAGGGCGTCGAGGTATGCGCCCGTAAGTGCATACCCGTTTGAAGTCTTGAGAATCTTCGTTTTCATGCTGCCTCCATGTCCTCAGCTCGTGCTATCAACCATTCGCCGTAGGCTTCGTCCGCTTCCTTTTGCAGGTCGCGCCAGGGAATTTGTGCGTCAATCATGTCGGCGAGTGCGTCGGCGTGGTCTTCTTCGTAATAGTCGCCGAAGTCGTCGCGGTCGAGCTCTTTGCCTGCGTCATCCAGGATGATGACGATGCTTCCTTCAGCTTTGACGGTTAGGGTTTCGCTGGTCTCTTCCGTGTACTCGGCAGGCTCCCAGTAAGTCGCTTGTCGTAGCAGCTTTTGTCCGTACCAGCGGCAGACGGTGATGCTGTCTTGATTGCCCCACCAGCCGAAGGTGTCGTCCAGCCCGGCGGCGAGGGTTTTGAGGTTCAGGTTCATCTGTGGCTCCCATCGATGTTCGTTTCGATGGGGGTATCTTACCAAAATAAGATAAGAAAACAAGATTTTTAACAAGAAATCTTGTTGTATTTCGCTATTCTTTTGTTTTGCAAGGTGATAAAATCTTATCTTAAGCAAGGGAGCACTATCTTTGGCAACAAAAAAAACCGCCTCTAGGGCGGCGGTCAAATCATCATCAAATCTTGCAAACCTGCGCGGTTGCGGGTTTGGTGCGGGGGTTACGGGATGCGGGGTTGGGTAGTGGTCAAATCTTCGGACAAGAAAAACCCCGCGCGGGGCGGGGTATGTGATGGACTATGTAAATCAGGCAGGTTGTCGGTACTGGTCTAAAATTTCATCTGGAGGAACCGCCGGGATGTGTGGTACAGGTAAAGAGCAAGCTGCTATTGAAACCCCCATTTGAGCGCGCCAATGGGCCCATGCGGCGGGTAAGCTATGGTTTGCTATAAATTCTCCTAGCAATTCTGGCCGTTCTTTTACATCAGGGAAAATATCTGCATTGCAAGTAAATATTTGCACGACTTTACTATATGCACTAAATAACTGTATGTTCTTTCCAGAATCTTCTGATTGCACCTCAACTGTAAATTCATTTATTGTTAATAAATGGTCTTCTAAATTCAGTATTTTTTTGACTTCCGTCTCCGCTCCAGGGAGTGAAACATTGCACTCGACAATAGCCGTAAATGATGCAATTAAGTTAGATGGTGTCCGTAGGTCTGTTATAAAAGGCTGGAAACGTGAAATAACTATTTTGTCAGTATAGGTGTCATATAATTTAATTTTGTTTTTTATATTCATCATGCCACCTCTTTTGTATATAAGGATTAGTAGCTGGAATTTTATTATTGTAAGCTTCTCTCACAACTACAAAAAAATATTTTTCTTTTTTGTAATTTGATTCTTCTAATGAAGATTTTTTTTCTAATAGAATCCCATTTTTTTCTCCTTCTGATAGCAGAGATTGTTCTATTAATTTTCCCCTCGCATCTTGTGAAGAGTCAAATAAACGCATGAGTTTATCCATCGCAGCAGACGGATAAATCTCTCCACGCTCATACTTGGAAAAAGCATTATCTCCCCCTCCAAAAATGATGGCCGCCTGTTTTTGGGTCAAGCCGTGCCGCTCACGCAAATCCTTGATGTCCTGTGGCGCAAGAAATCCTTGCGCGCGGCGCTTGATAGCGGTGATTTTGTCGGTTGTCGCCCTACTCTGTTCAGGCGTTACCCATTCTTCGCCACATGAAACGCAATGATAATACTCTTTTGGGATTTCATGTTTTTCACCCAAAATTTCCATTTTTCTTGTTTCTGTGCGGATTTCAGTAGCATCACTTCCACAGGAACAAAACTGACTTTCAGTTTTCATTATCGACTCTCATGGAAAGAAACGATTTCCACTTTGTAGATATCGTTACGCAGGAAAAATTTTAGATAAAACTTGATAATCATATCGGCAGGTTCGCCAATTTCATTGATATAAGGGATTCTGTAATCAGCAATGTAAACATCCCACCATCTATCTACATTGTCGTATTTAATAGATTTAGAAAAACACTCTGGCGTAAGTGTCGATATAAATTTTTCCAAATCTAATACAGAAAAAGGTACAGAAAAAGCAGCCGCCGAGTCGGCAATATAATTGTCAGCAGCACGGCTTAATCGGTACTGTTGGGCTGCTACTGCCTGCTGGCAAGTGGTCAGGCAGTATTCTGGAGTTCGTTTTTCTGCTGACTTAACCATTATGGTTAGTCTCCGTCATCATACCGCAACCGTGCGCTCCAAACATTACCATCGCCATCTCCTGCTAAAAAACGCGCAACCATGCGGTCTCACCGCTGCCCAAACAGGGAGATTGCGCCCATGAGCTTGTAGAAAACGAAGGCAATGAACAGCAGAAACCCTGCGTCAATCGCCAGGGTTTTCCACCAGTTTGTAATTTCCTGATTTCCACAGTTACGGCATTCGTAGTAATAATGCTTTAGCGGGTAGTTACATTGAGGACAGCGTGTGTAATTAAATGAAAGTTTCATGTTTTCTCCTTTATCTTAGCATTACTGCATACATCAACTGGCTGTTCATAGTAAGCACAGTCACCTCACTTGCGGCAATGCCCGCGTACAGAATGACCTTTGCGTGTGTGGGGCGATACCCACGTCTGCCCAGGCGGACAGATGCCCCGCGTGCGGCGGGTCGGGTGGCGGTAGATGCTAGAATTTTGCTATTCATACGGCGCGATTGGAGAAAATATCCCTGTTTTCGTCATTCTTCGTTGATGCTGGAACTGCTCAATCGCTTCTATCGGATTCATTTGCAAAAAATCAATACTACCAAAAACTTCTCTGGTAAATTTCACGCTATACAAATATTCATTTTCCACTTTGTTTAAAGCCTTCCTTCTTCCTCTTCCCTTGCGGTTTGGTGGATTTTTGGGACGACGCATCCCTTTTCCACCGTATCTCTATGACCTTCCTACCAGGTGGCACTTGGTCGCGCGTTCTAAGCCACATCAAGGTAGTGCGATCACCCGGGAAAAATGGCGGATAGTGGCTGTCGTCAACACTGTCGATGCTGGCATAGTAGGTTTGTTCGCCTGGGTCGCCTGCATCTGAGAATATGGCAACCCCGTTTGGATTACGGGAAATAGCGGCTTTAATTTCTCTGTTGCGCCTTTGCGCGCGGCAC